TGGTACAAGTAGTCCAGATGGTGGTGCTGGTATTTCAGCAAACGCAATGGCAGGTAAAGAAGGTGTTTGGACACATACAAGTTATCGTGCAGACAAATCAGATTGTCATCCACAAAATGAATTAATTGAAAGGTTGATGGGATTAGAGGCGTATAGAAAGACTTAAAGCAATCCTTTCCTCAATTCGTAAAGTTTTACAATGTCACCGTCTGCAGTTTCAGCATTAAACGTCATCTCACTGATCTTCTCAAGAGATTTTGATATCTTATCGCTGACATTATCCTCATTTAACTTGGTTAGTGCAGTAACATTTTCCTCTTTAAATTCTTCAAAGAGAGTTTCTTTTTCACTGTCCCCAGCATTAACAAGTTGTTTGAATAGCTTAACATCCTCTTCGTTCATACCATCATACTTCTCATTAAATTTGTTGATGGCAATTTCGATAACTTCTTCGTTAATGTAACCAGTATCTGAATTTTCCTTTTCTTTTGGTTTATTGAGGTGTGACATAACTACGCTGAATGCGTCATGCATTTTATTAATATCAACATTTTCACTTATACTAAGTGATTCCGCAATCAATGTTGATATTGATTCATATAATGCAACTCTTTCATCGTCAAAGACACTTTCATTAATAAAAGGCACTAATTTCTCGTGTTCAACAGCAACATCTTCCAACGTATATGTTTCAAACATCTTAATACCATCCTCGATGTATTTTAATGCAAGAGCATCATTAGTAATATATTGATTTTCGATATTACTGAACACTTTAAATTCAGCCAATAGAAGTGGTGAGTTTTTAACCACATCGAAAAACTTAGATGCAGTGTTCTTCGTTTCCATTAACAAAGAATCATCGAACATTGATTCTCTTAATTGGTTAGAAACAACCAGATTTGCTACTCCAATATTAATGTTTTTCATATAATTATATGTGATTTCTTATAAATACTGTAATTTACTGTAAATGTTATTCTACGCTTATTTTTCTTCTTTACCCAAATCAATCTCATTTAAGTCGATGTCATCAAGTATTTCAGTATCAACATCTTCCGCTTCGTTGATAAAGTTATTATTTATGGACTCAGACTCCCCAATTAAAGAGTCAATTTCATCGACCATATTAATGGCTTTCTTGTTGAGATCATCGTTCTTATCATCATTTTCTTTAAGCAATTCCTTTTGCTTCACAGATTTTTGATGTGGTGTATTTTTACCAAACACCAATTTTTCAACATGTTTATCGTAATCCACTTCTGACATTACACCCTCAACTTGAATAGGAGGTAAGTCTGCTGGGGTTTGATTTGGCATTCCCTCAATTGGTGGTGGAATACCGCCTTCACCACCACCGCCCATTGGTGGTAAACCGCCATCATCCATTCCACCTTCTTGACCAGTTCCACCACTTTCGGCAGCAGCAGCCAATTCTTCATCAGCAAACTTCTTATCAATATCAACATAAAGTCCTGAATGTTTGATGATAACTGGTGCATCAGCAAGTTCTTGATTAACAACCTTCTCCATCTTTTGTTGTTTAAGGTCTTCAACGATGTCTCTGTCAGTCATATTGAATACAGTACGTTTAGCCAATGTATGTGACATTGCAGCAATACCGTTTTCACCACGAGTAAGCTCAGTATAAGTTTGTGCTTTTTCACGGAACAACTCAGATTTCAACATCTCTTGTTGTGTAGATGGGTTTGTTAATGTTAATTGGAAATCGTTCATATCCTCTTTTGTATAACCCATTAAATATAAATGGACCATTGCCATCTTATTCAATTCCTGAATAAGTGATTGCTGAATACGATTAATCTTTTTAGCGAAACGAATGTCATATTGTGCCATGTTCTTTCCACCGCCAGCAGCGTCTTGGAATGAAAGGAATGGTTTTGGTACACCAAGTCCAGTGAATAAATTATCTCTCAAATATTCAATATCTTGAATCTGGTCAAGATTGTCTGCACCGGGTAGCGTTTCAATTCCTGTTTGGGTATTTGCGTTACGTACTGGAAGGAAATAATCTTCATCGTTACCTAAAATATTGAAACGATAATCGATCTGTCCGTCATTTGGAGCAACATCCATTGTTTTCTTAAACTTAGTTGCCACCTTCATTACGTATTCTTCAATATCTTCTTCATCGATATTACCAACATCGATCTTGAATACTTTTTTCTCACCAGCACGAATAATACGATAGGTAAGCATCGCATCTTCAGCCATTACAAGCTGACGAAATACTCTACGAATTTTATTCAATACAGACGACCCATATGGGAGATACTTGTCGTCACCCAACAATCTAAAGTGAGCTACTTCAAAAATATTAAACTCATCCCCCGTCATTCTTTCCTTGAACTTAACACTTGGTTTTCCTTTTTGGATTCTTTCGAATCTTTCTATTTCGTAGTTAACCATTTGTTTAACGTGTGTGATACCTTTCTTTCTCTCACCATAAAGAAGGACAAAGTTATCCCCATATTTGGTTAAATTTCTTGTCCAGAATGGTAGGTTAACGTTCACGTTAACAATGTCATAGAAAAATTCCTCCAACAAATATTTAATTCTTTCTTTACTTGAATAGATGTTAAGCATCTTTCCGTTTTGACCAATAGTTGTTGCCTCTTCCATGAATAAATCAAGTGCGGAGGAAATAATTGGGTAATATTCCATACCTTCATAATCAATATATGCTGGAAGTCGAGCAGCTTCGTATTGAAGTGCTTTCTGGAATCCCCTATCTGTGGTACGAAAATACTTATCTTGTATTTTCTTCTGCTGTTCGAGTTCTAATGCTTTTCTCTTAATATCGTCAGGTGTATTACCTCTGATAATAATTTTGGTGTTATCCACATCTCTTTGGATAGGAGCAAAGCCGAAACCATCTAAATTAAAGAAATTATTTAGTTGTTGAAATATTGTACCCCTTTTATCTTGTTCTGCCATTTTATAAAATTTTACAGTTTTTTATAAATACTTGATTTTTATCGAAAAGTTGCCTTTCTGATAAATACATTTTATTTTTCTTTTATCCCATGAAACAACCATGCATTTGCGACATGTCGTTGTAAATCCAAATTTCCTCTATTGTCGGAAAATTGTGGAATTTTTTTAGCAACCTTCGCTGCCTCTTCCTTTGCTTTCATTTCAGCCATCTTCTGAGGATCATTTACCATGATCATAGCATCTAACATTTTTTTAGTAGCACCCTTGTTTTGCTTAAAACGTGCCATGTCAAAATTCAACACATATAATCCAATTGCTAATCCCATAATTGAGTCATCATGAAATGATCTCTTGTGGTCAGCAACACGGTTTCCAGCCACCGTAACGAACGTCTTTAACTCATTCAACAATCTTATCGATCTAATGATAACATCCTCCATATGGATAGCTCTCTGCATTTCAACCAGCACGGATGGTCTGTTTTGTCCAATGAAGAAACCGGGTATGAGATCGACAGGCACTAACGCCCCGTCAGACATAATTTTCTGTCCCTTTTTAATGTATCCTTGAAGTCTATCTCTTGATGGTTTATGAGTAACTTCGGCATAGTGAACGTGCTCAATTTCTTTCCCATATTCACCACCATAACCAATCTCGATTAATTTCTCGACTGTTTGGACACCATAACCACCAGTGATATCGACAACAGCATATGCATTATTGTATCTCTTACCGTATTGATATGCAATCTCAGCAAGTAATTGTGGAGTTACTTTCCCATAATATTCTGCAACCTGTTCAGTTTTCTGTCTTTTATGCTTAATCTTCGTGGGGACACCATTTTTCTCCACAACCCTTTCTTCAATTAGATTCAGAACTTTAAGGATGTTAATTGTTGAATTATCCTCACCGTGACCCGGTGAAGCATCAATCGCCATTAAATATTCTTCACCAGCCAATGGGTCTTCCCAAATCCAAAAATTCATGTCTGTATATTCTTGACGTAAAAATGGTTGAATCTCGTTCTCTTCAATTCTTCTTAGAAATTCTTCAGCAATGAAGTTATCACCTGAACCAAGGAATGAACAAAGAATCTCCTGTGCGATCTTACGCATATCACCATTAGCCGATTTAACTTCCATTTCAAACCAAGGAGATGTTGCTTGCCATCCATCATCCATCATCTTTATTCGTTGTCCTTCAGACCAACCAGTATCAATTTGTTCAATTGCATTCTCTCTTCCCTTATTCTTAACCCATTTCAATCCTTTGTTGTAACGTGGATCGTTGAACCACCACAACTCAACAGCCTTAAATGGATGGTCTTCTTCTTGTCTTGCACCTTGGAAGTTTTTATAGAATACGGGATCGAGACCGTTTGGTGTAGATACCATGATTGCTCGACCACCAGTTTGTAGAGTTGGTTTTGCAGATGTCCAGAATTTATCTGATTTCTCTGTCCATGCAGTTTCATCCCAAAACAATAGGGTTGGTGTATAACCACGAAGACCCTTTGATGAGAATGCACTTAGCTGACAACCATTATCATATCTCTTCAATTTCTGAGTGTCTTTCACATCAGGATGAGGTCTCAACCAATCTGGACACCCATCGATGAAGTCCACAACATCATTCATTAATTCATCACGAGCAGTCTCAAGTTTATCAGCAACGATAGCCACACTTCTGTGTGATTTGAACATTACGTACCATGCAATATATGCACAGGTTGTCGTTGAAATACCTGCCTGACGATACTTGTTGGCGATAACAAAACGTTCATCGAGATACGTTTCAATCAATTCTTTTTGAAAGGGGAAAAGTGCAAATGGTACAATCATCCCACCATCACCCTGTGTTTGGTCAAAGATGGTTAAATATGTTTCGATAAAATACATTGGATCGGACGCACAATGAATTATTTCGTAATCACGCTCTGCACCATTTAAATCACTAACCTTTTGAACGCCACGATTTTGTGTAACAATAATTGGTTCAGGTAACTTACCTTCTTTTCGCAACGCTTTCTCCAACTTCCTCTTCTCGTCCTTCATCTTCTGATGTTTCGGATCGTAGGGGATTATTGGAACGTGTTCTGGAAGTATGTTTGGAGATTTCTCTTCAAGCTGCATATAATCGTTTTATAATAAATACAAGGAAGTCAGTAAAATAGCAAAGCACGACACATATCTTGACATGCCGTGCTTCGATCCTGTTCTCCCAAATGGTGAGATAGGCTCTAATTTAAATCAACACTTGAACTCTCAACGAACTCATTATCTTTTAACACGATTTTTCTTTCATAGAGTAATTCTTTAACTTTCTTTAATGTAACTCCATAGTGAAAAACAAGGACAGGTGGTTCTTCCTTTTCCTCAAACATGTCTTCATATTGATTGAAACCATCTTCACTTAAATTTCCACATTCATTATCAATATCTTCATATGCCAAAGCAATTATATTGTGATAACCATGCATATATGCTCTATCCACTGCTTCGTGAAGACAAACCAAATCAAACGACTTAGTTTTTAAACTAAAAATTGAATCTATATAATCTTTATGTGGTGGCTCTGCATTATCACACGCTGGCGACATATCCCACAACCAATCCTCATATTCAATATTGGTTTCGTCTATTGAGAAAATAAACTCATATAATCCCTCTTCTTTGGAGTTGTACCCAATTTTTAGAACGTAAATCAATTTCAAATCATCATCCGTAATCATAATCGCTTCCTTTTCCTATAAATACTGAGAATGTCAATAATAAAAAAATGACAGTAAAACAAATTACTGTCATTTTTAACATTTTTTTGATTTATGTTATTTCTTGTTCAACATTTTACCAATTGGACTGTCAGCAAGAACACTTTCAAACAATGCATATTGACTCTCAATCATTTTATCGAGTTTTTTCATTGCTTCAGATTTCTTATCCTCATTCAAAGATGGTTTTTTCATTCCAGCCATTTCTTGTAGATAATTTTGAATGTATTTTCTCACCTTTCTTTCAGATTCATTCATACCTTGTTGATTACCCTGTGCCACACCTTGTTGATTACCCTGTGCCACACCTTGTTGTTGTGCACCACCTTGAGCTAAATCTTGTTGGATTATTTGAATTGCTTGTTCAACTTTACTTTTTGTTTCTGGATCATATCTCCCATAACCTCGTATTTGTTGAGTATTGTCAGGTTGAACTTCAACAGCATCACTTCCATTCACAACCAAAAGCACACCAGTACCTCGTCTTTCAACATCCATACCCATATCATTTATCTTCTTCTTAATTTCTGGATTAATATACTGTTCCATTGTACTCGCTTGTCCTCTACGACCACCTTGCGATCTTGCAGAAGGACCAGTTTGAGGCTTAGTAGCTGCTGTCTTTACTGCTGCTCGACTTGCTAAACCCGTTGATATTTCATCAAGTGTTTCATTCATTTGATTGATTGATTCACTCAATGTAACTTGAACAGCATCTTTTGTTACTTCAACAGTTGTTACTTCAGCACCATCTGGTTTAGGTATTCCAGCACCCATTGTTTCAAAACCAGCAGTCATGTCCAGTTCTGGTTCTTTGTGTTTTGTTACGTCAAATACTTCCTCTTCTCCACCTTCTGGTGCGTCAACTGCAACTTCTGCTTCTGGCTCAATACCAGAACCGTCAACTACTGCATCAACAGCAACCTCTTCTTCTTCACTTTCCATCATTGGTTGTGTTTCAATATTAAGAGGATCGTTACCATTCATTCCTTCTTTAACACCACCACCACCTTTAAGAATGCCTTGAAGTGACATTAAAACTGCTTGCTTGTTAATAGGACCGTCACCTGCTTTTTGAGATGCAGCATCTAATTTATTAACTACGTCACCAAATTTTTGTGCTGCTTTTTGTAGTTTTGCCTCAACAGAGCTTTTAACACCCTTTTGATATTGTTGTGTAATTTCATCACCCATTTGATCCCACGCTGCAGCAGTTTGTTCAATCTTACCCGCTACCGCATCTACTGCACCTTGAGCTACGTTTTTAATACCAGTACCAATGCCACCAACAGCACTCTTTGCTTTATCGCCTAAATAACTACCAACATTTTTTAGACCAGCAAAATTAAGTTCGTTAAGTGTGTTTTCATCTAATTCAGCAAGTTGCTCTTCAGACATTGCACCATACTCTTCTAATTCAGCCTCAGTTAACGTTTTAAGTGTAGAATCTTTTTCCTTTTGGGGTTCTATTTGCCACCAAAACATACCTTTTACGGTATCAGCTTTTTTTTTGCTCGTATCTTCTACTTCGTTGATCTTCTTTACGAAAGGTTCAAGTTTAGTAGTAAGTTCCTCATTTGCAAATTCTTCTTTCAAGCATTCTGCAAGTTCGTCTGAATGGAAAACAGCCATTGATTCAAGGTCTTCATCACCAATTTCTTCGTTTTCCATAGCATAACCATTCTGAAGACTTGCCATTTCGTCAATACCACATTCCATTAATGATTCTGCGGTATAACCTCTGCTCTCAGCAAATTTTGCGAAACCACATTCTTGACATGATTTTTCTTCTGCCATTGCTGGTTCTTCCATATTAGCCAATTCTTGACCCTCAATATCGGTTTGTTGAAGTTGATCTTCAGGTGATTCTTCACCTTCTTCACCTTTAGGCATAACTTTCATAATATTTTCATCAGCCAAGTCCATCTTCACATCATGACCCATCTTTGCAATTTCTTTTTTGAAGGGGTCCAATAGTCTCCCAACCGCAGATTCAACTTCATCTTCAGTGTATGATTCTTTTTCCATTTTGTTTGCTAATTTACCAATTTCAGAATCAATAACTCTTTTTTCTTCAGTATCTTGGAACAATTTAGCTCCGTCAGGAACTTCACCAAACTCACCACCATCTTCAGTACCAGCTTCGGGACCAGCTTCGGGATCACCTTCGAGACCAGCTTCTGCGCCAGCTTCAGCACCCATTTCAGCACCCGCCTCTGCACCCGCATCTGCACCTACTTCAGCACCCGCCTCTGCACCAAGATCAATAGAATCAACATCTAAGCCACCTTCAAGACCTGTTTCAGCTTCAGGTTCAGCCACAGGTTCAGCTACGGCAACCTCTGCATCTGGTTCAGCAGCAGTTAATTTCTCAGCACTTGCGAGTTTTTCTTCACCACCAGCTAAGTCATCTGCAATGCCTTCATCGACATCATCTTTTTTTTCGTCCTTCTCCTCTTCCTTATCTTCCTTTTTTTCTTCCTTATCCTCTTTCTCTTCGTGGTCTTTATCTTCCTTCTTTTCGTGATCTTCACCTTCTTTTTCTTCCTTATCTTCTTTTTTACCGAAATCAGGTTTTACACCCTTTTCGAATGTAGGCTTTTCACCTTCATTTATAAGTGAGGGTTTTGAACCAGTAGGAGTGACGATTTCTTTTCCACCCAGTGCTTCATTAATTGTTAAAAGAAGCATATTTCTGTTTTTGTCAGCCTCAGATAATTTCTTATATCTGTACTCAGTAACATTCTCCTGTCCACCAATATAAGCAAAATCTTCTGCTCTTGGATCGCTTTGAGAATTTGCTTTTTTTATGAAATACTGATGATTTTCTTTTACGATGCCATAAGCAACTTTATCTGCACCTCTTTTAAAGTCGATTAGTGTACCTAACGAATTTTTTTGTTCGTGCATTCTTGTTCCGCTAACATCCGCTAATTGCTGCATTCTTGCGATTTGAGCTTCTTTATTTGTATTTTTCTTCATCATAATATTTTTAATATATGTGTTATTATCTTCGCTTACATTTTTTTATAAATACTTTGCCATCATTAAAAAGCAAGTTTATTTAAATTATTTGCCCTTTATCATTGAGAACCCCATACTCTTCCAATAGCTTCTCAACATGTGGGGTCACTAAATTTTTTCTTCTGTAATTTTCAATAACAGTCTGATTTGATTTTTCGAGAGAAATTCGTTCGCCCAAAAATTGAGCATTTTTGTGCAAAGACTCAATAATCGAGCAAAAAGTCTTTTCGGCTTTTTTTCTCTCGACATATTCTTTCAATTGCGATTTGGTAACAATAATTCTCTTTTTCATGTTATCTATTTTCATTCATACTTAATTCTTGGGTAAGGAAATTGTTCTTGAGATCAATTAATTTACCTAAATACCCTGTGTTTCTTAGAACTTTAAATGCTAAATTCTCTGATGAAAATTCACCCTCATTTTCTAACCCACTTTGACGCATTTTTTTGATTTTGTCTTTTAGTTTATTGTACTTTTCTAAGAAAAATTCTTTATCATTCATATTACTCAAATCATCAATGGAGTTCATGAGATCAGCAGACTTTAACTGAATATTGGATGAATTAATGTCAACTATTTGTTTAGTTGGTTCATTTACCCATTCATCTTTCATTATAGAATACGTACCAGTTGAATGATGTGGCTCGTTAGCATCTTGATAATACATTTCCACATCATGTCCTTTAACTTGAATTGGCATTCTTTCATTCCACAATGTTTTTTTCATACTTAGAAAATCACTAACAAAATCTTCATTCTCAGAAATTTGTGCAAAATCCATAATTACGTGAACGTCCAAATCAGAATTTTCATTATAATTAAAATTTGCCATACTACCAGTTAAAATTACATCACTATAATCAAGATTCTCCAAATCCGAAAATTCGAGAAATCTTTTGACGTTAAGTAATAGAATTTTTCTCACATCTTCTTTCAACTTACCGCTTTCATCCCAAATTAAGGGACTGAGTTTATCATGATATTGAATAGAAGATACGTCAACCTCGTCTGGCTCAATCGCTTCTTTAAGCGTGTCAGAGATGTTATTGTCTTTCCAATATGGTGCAGACCAGCTTCTCGGATTTTTCTTGTTCTCTTGCATATTTGTAATAAATACTAAATTATTTCTTATATTTCTTTAATATCTCTCGATTTTTAAGAGAGTTTTTCATTGCTTCACTTCCCGCCTTCTGTGTTCCATGAATCAAAAGAGCAAAATTTCCATCATGTTTATACGCCAGAGTATCGTCAACATCAATAGGTAATTTTAAATTTGCTGCTTCTTCTGGTGAGTTAACTATCACAGCATATTTTAAGTCGTGTTTACTAATCAAATCGTCACGTTT